AACTCCAAGAGTGCAGATAAGTTTTTTAATTACAGCGGAAAAGTTGGACGACATATGGAATTAGCCAAAAGAATGGCTGCTCAATCTGTATATCCATCTTATCAGCACGGCGCTGTGCTCGTCAAGGGATCCAGCGTTCGCAACACTAGTTTTAATAAGGGAAGCTTTTGCTCCTTTGGGAACAGGTTTCGCAAGGAACCGGGACACGCAACGCTCCACGCAGAACTTGGCGCAATCCTTGGACTTGATCGCTCAATCACCGAGGGTGCAACCATCTTTGTGGCGCGAGTAGGAAAAGAGGGAGATTTTAAAATGAGCAAGCCGTGCTCAATGTGTCACGCTGCCATGAAGCACGTTGGCGTAAAGCGAGTGGTGTATACGATTGATAACGAGATTGCAGGGAGTTATAAACTATGAAAGTGGGCGACATTATTAAGGTAAGATATCCAACAGATGCCTACTTTGCCGGCGAAACTTTTATTGGCGTTGTTACTGGAACATATGCATCTGGATCTGACGTTAATACATTTTGGTGTTTCCGGACAGATTCCGAGCATATAATAGACCCCTATCGTGACGAAATAGAGGTGATGAGTGAGGGCTAAATTTAAAGTTGGTGATTTGGTTAGGGTGGCAAAAGTTCACCAGCAAACAGCAGCCGAGTTCGATGAAATATTTGAGAATTGGGACAATCCAGATTGGGAGAATCCCACGCTGCCGGCAGAGTTCACAAGGGGTATTGGTATCATTATAGAAGCATATCCTTCGGTGCCAGTTACAGGACACCCAGCATTAGACGAAGACGATGGCCATCATTACGGGCTAAACTCTCGTGAGAGATATGATGTGGCGTTTGATGGCGTCGTAAGAGAATTTGAAGTTAACAGACTTGAGGGAGTCAAAAGTAAATGAAAAGAGTATTAATCATCGATGCGCTAAATGCGTATTTGAGAGCATATATTGTTAATCCATCGTTGTCATTAAACGGGCAACCGATTGGCGGTATCAAGGGATTTTTTATGATCCTCCAAAAACTTGTGCGAGAGACTTCGCCCGACGAGGTGATGGTTATATGGGATGGACCTGATGGCTCCAGAAAGCGCAAGACTATGGACAAAAACTATAAGGCGGGCAGGAAGCCGATCAAGTTAAATCGGGCGTTCCACAACCTTACAGACGACGAGGAACTGAAGAATAAGATTTGGCAGCAGACGCGCCTTATCGAGTATTTGAATGAGATGCCCATCGTTCAGGCAATGATTCCGCAGGTTGAGGCAGACGATATTATTGCATATGTCTCGCGACTGCCTTACTATGACGGCTGGCAGAAGTTGATTGTTTCAAATGACAAGGACTTTATGCAAGTTTGCGATGAGGAGACTGTGTTGCTTCGTCCCGTCAAGGGAGAGTATTTAAACACTCGTCGTATCGTTGAGCAAACCGGTGTTCATCCAACAAATATGGCTCTTGCGAGGGCTATCATCGGAGATTCATCGGATAATCTTCCTGGCATCCGTGGTGTTGGTTTCGGCACTATTAAAAAGCGTTTGAGTTTCCTGTCGGAAGAGAAGACATACAACGTTGACGATGTTATTGAACATTGTGAAGGTGTCGAGAGTAATCTTAAATTTTATTCTAATGTTATCGAAGGAAAAGAACTCATCGAGCACAATTATAAGATGATGCAGTTGTATTCTCCGCAAATGTCCATTCAGTCGAAGATTCACGTTAAAGAATCGATTGAAACATTTGAGTCCACCTTTAATAAAACTGAAATTATTGGTATGATGCGCGAAGATGGCTTCGGAGAGTTAAACTGGGAGGATCTCAAAGAAAAACTGAATCGTATCAATTATCAGTATCATCTTCCACAAAATTGATCACATTTAGCATTGACATTAGGAGTGTCTGTGGTATACTTACCATTACATAGAGAGGGGTTAATGGTTCCATCCGATAACAGTAGTTTCGCAAGATATGGCAAAGCGTTTCAAGAGGGGTTAGCGCAGCTTATCTTCGAAGACCGGTCGTTTGCCGAACAAATCACAGAGGTTCTAGACGTTAGTTTTTTAGAACTTGAGTACTTGCGCGTCTTTGTAAAAAAGATCGTCAATTACCGCGCAAAATATAGCGCGCATCCGTCTGTTGATGCGCTCATTTCAATTCTCAGAACCGATCTGGAAGATGAAAATGAGATAATCCAAAAGCAAGTCAGAGAATATTTTGCGCGCATTCACACCAAAGAACTCGATGATATTAAATATATTAAAGAGACAGCATTAGATTTCTGTCGAAAGCAGAACTTAAAAGAAGCGATGCTTAAGTCCGTGAATTTATTACAGAGTTGCTCGTTTGATGAGATTTCAAAGGTTATTAATGACTCACTTAAACTTGGTTCAGAGACCAATTTCGGTTATGATTTTATTGAAGATTTTGAGGAGAGATATAAGCCAAGGCACCGAAATCCTTTAACAACTGGCTGGGGAGACATTGATAAAATTTGTGGTGGTGGCTTGGGTAAAGGCGAACTTGGAGTGGTGATCGCCCCAACTGGTGCCGGCAAGTCGATGGTATTGGTTCACCTGGGAGCGCAGGCAATTCAAGAGGGGAAAACTGTAGTCCATTATACACTTGAACTATGCGACACCGTGATCGCCAACAGATACGATAGTTGTATCACCGGCTACCCACTTTCAGATTTACCTACTTTTAAAGAAGAAATCTTTGAACAAATCAGTGAGATTGATGGTAAACTAATAATCAAAGAATACCCCACAAAATCGGCATCACCAAACACCATTCGTTCGCACCTTTCGCGCCTTGTAAAACGCGGAATTAAACCCGGCGCAGTCATTGTGGATTATGCAGATTTATTAAGACCAATTGTTGTAAGAAAAGAACTTCGGAACGAACTCGAATCTATTTATGAAGAGCTACGAGGCATTGCAAAGGAATTTGAGTGTTCCATCTGGACGGCTTCTCAAACGAACCGATCCGGTCTTAACGCAGAGGTAATCACGATGGAACAAATTTCGGAAGCGTTCAATAAATGTTTCGTAGCGGACTTCATTTTTTCTGTTTCTCGCACAATCGAAGACAAGCAGAAGAACCAGGGAAAGATATTTATTGCCAAGAATAGAAACGGGCCAGATGGGATAGTTTACGATATATTTATGGATACGTCCAATGTGAAAATTCGCATCTTACCAAAGGCTCCCGGTGTCACAAACCAAGCGCAATTAAATCCAGTCGCCCTAACGTCAAAAATGCAGAAAGAGCTATTACAAAACAAATATGAAAAATTTAAGAGGAGACCATAGCCAATGAGGACATTAGAGAATACACGCCGTTTTAGATTATCAGATACTTTCATTGAGCCTTATAAAGAACAGGAAGTCCCGTGGGGACCACTTGGCTATGTAACGTTTAAGCGGACGTATTCTCGTCGGTTGAACGAGTTTGATCCGGACGCCACAGGCAGCGAAGAGTGGTGGCAGACATGCCGACGCGTCGTTGAGGGAATGTTTAATATTCAGAAGCAGCACGTTATCACCCTTGGGCTCGAATGGAATGATTCCAAGGCACAGAGAACAGCCAAAGACGCCTATGATCGGCTTTTTAATTTGAAGTGGACTCCTCCCGGTCGTGGTCTCTGGATGATGGGCACCAAATTTGTTGAAGAGAAGACGGGAGCAGGACTTTTTAATTGTGCTTTCCGATCCACCAAGGATCTCTCCACGAAGGGTGGTTATTTATTTTCGTGGATGATGGACGCTCTTATGCTGGGTATTGGTGTTGGCTTCGATACGCTGGGTGCTGGCACGATCACGATTCGAGAGCCACAATTTACAAACGATGTACACGTCATTGATGACTCCCGAGAAGGTTGGGTCAATTCAGTACATATGCTATTGGATGGTTTCTTTTTTGGTAACAGGGTTCCTAAATTTGACTATTCGGCAATCCGCCCCTTGGGCGCCCCTATCCTTGGTTTCGGTGGAACTTCCAGCGGCTATGCGCCCCTGAAAGAAGTTCACGACAATCTAACAGAATTGTTCACCGACAAGGTTGGCGAAACCATCACTTCTGTCGATATTGTCGATGTTGAAAATCTTATTGGGCGATGTGTGGTGGCTGGCAATGTTCGTCGTTCTGCTGCGTTGGCGTTGGGAGAATATAACGACAAACATTATCTTGAAATGAAGAACGATCAAGAGAAATTATATCACCACCGCTGGGGTTCCAATAATTCTTTTCACGCCAAAGTAGGAATGGATTATACGTGGCACGCAAAGCAGAGCCAGAAGAATGGTGAGCCAGGTTACATTTGGCTAGACAACGCCAGAACTCGCGGGAGATTCAAGGATCCCGAGCGCTATGACGATATGAACGTTATGGGCTTCAATCCTTGTGTCGAGCAACAACTTGAAGATGCGGAGTTGTGCTGCCTCGTAGAGACTTATCCAGCAAAGCACGATTCCTATGAGGACTATTTGCGAACATTAAAGATCGCTTATTTATATGGAAAAACTGTAACGCTCGTTAATACCCAGTGGCCAGAGACAAACGCAAAGATGCTCAAGAATCGCCGCATCGGGCTTTCTCAGTCGGGTGTCGTTCAAGCGTTTAATAAGTTCGGACGCAGAACCGTTTATGATTGGTGCGATAAGGCATATGATTATGTCAAGGAACTCGACGAAGAATATTCAAACTGGCTTTGTATTCCGAAGTCTGTTCGCACAACGTCGATTAAACCTTCGGGCACAGTTTCTCTATTGAATGGCTCCACTCCCGGCATTCATTTTTCAGAAGACGAATATTATATCCGTCGCATCCGGTTCTCAAAAGATTCAGATCTTCTTGACAGTTTGGAGAAAGCAGGTTATATTATTGAGGAGGATAAATATTCTCCTAATACGATGGTTGTCGAATTTCCAGTTCACGAACCTTTTTTCATTAAGGGCAAGAGAGATATAACGATGTGGGAGCAGTTAGAAATAGCCGCACAATATCAGCATTACTGGGCAGACAACTCCGTTTCTGTTACAGTAACGTTTAAACCAGAGGAGGCGCCCCAGATTAAAAGCGCCTTGGAGATGTATGAGTCTCGCCTAAAAGCAGTTTCTTTTTTGCGTTATGAGGAGACTGGATATGAGCAGGCGCCTTATGAATCAATTACGAAAGAAGCGTTTGAGGAAATGTCAGCAAAAGTTACGCCGCTTCAACGAATCAAATCTGAAAACGGGGGCGCCGGCGTTAAATTTTGTACAAATGATGTATGCATGATATAAAAAAGAGGAAAATATGCAATTTAAACCTGTGAATCGTTATATTTATATTGAGGTGCCCGAAACAAAGCCGAATGAAACTTCAAGTGGAATTGTCTTACCAGATGATTATAAGCCGCAAGAAGAAAGACATAGTGTCGTGTCGGTGAAGGGATGGGCAGAAGATGTAAAGTTTGAATTACAAAGGGATCAGAGAATTATTGTTGATCGTTCGATGATTGAAGAAGTGACATTATATGATAAAAAAGTTAGCTTAATTTTGGAGAACTATGTTCTTGGGGTCATACCTAGTGTTAACGTTGTTTGAAAAGATTAGGGAATTTTTTAAAAAAGCACAACCAGAGTTAGAGTTTAAGTTTCCAGAGATAGAATATAGAACGTTTAAGAACGACAGAGAAAAAGAAGATTATTATATAGCCAAGCTTTTACAGCTTCGTATGTCACCCATCAAAGATCGCACAGATGCTATGAAAAAACAATATCTTCTTGAACAGTATAAATCTATTTTAAAGGAACTAAGGGAGGAGAAGGGAAGTGGATAAGAATTTTTATAACGAGTCGTCAGCCAATCAACTTGGCTGGGAGCCGAGTTGGTTTGGTGAAAAGTATTTTGACGACAAACTAGTCAGAGCAGTCAAGAAATTTCAGAAGCAGTATGGACTAGTAGCCGATGGATTGTGTGGTCCTACCACCTTCCGACGCTTATTTACTGAGAGATCCGCCAACATTGACGAACATGAGCCCACCGACGTAAGATATTCAAATTATATTGTTTATAACGGAAGTTTTCATCCTATCAAGTGGGAGAAGGTGGTGCTTTGGTCGGAACAAGGGGGACTCGCCGCGAAGCCAGGTTCTCACTATGATTACACCGGCCGACCAAAACGACAGATTCGCCTCTTTGTTAACCATTGGGACGTATGTTTAAATTCTCGTGACTGCCAGTCCATCTTAGATAACCGCGGCATCTCAGTTCACTTTTTAATTGATAACGACGGCACCATTTATCAAACGCTTGATATGCAGCACGGAGGATTCCACGCTGGCAAGGACAAGGTTAACAGAGCGTCTGTCGGTGTTGAGATTTCAAACGCCTATTATCCAAAATATCAGGATTGGTATGTTAGAAACGGATACGGCGAAAGAAGTATGGTAGAGG